ATGTGCGATCGCGATTACTGACGACAAACAGTTGCATAAAGCAGAGAAGAGTCTTGGTGTATCCATTGCCTGGATCGTTCTTGTATTCGACGATCTGCTCCATAGCGCGGCGAGGGCTGATGCCCAGAGTCTTCAGCTCGACCTGGACGACAGGGACGCCGTTGATCAGAAGAATGACATCGTACCGGTGGTGGCTGTAGTCGGTGTTAATGCGAAGCTGATGAATGACTTCGTAGTCGTTCTTACACCAGTCCTTGATGTTGACCAGCGTGTAGTTTAGGGGCGTACCGTCATCTCGAGTGAAGGCGTTGCGCTCGCGCAGTATGCGTGAAGCTACAAATACGTCGGGGGTGACGATGTCGTCAAGCAGTCGCTGGAATTCGGTGTCAGTGAGTTTGACTCCGTTGAGCTTCTCGAATTTGTCTCGAAAGTTTCGTTCCAGCCCAGCGCGATCATTGATGTCGGGCCGAAGTGTGTATTTGAGTTCTTCGAGTTTGCGTAGAAACTCCGTCTCAACGTCATGTTCTCGGACTTGAGATGCGTGGGAAACGGAGTTAGTTTTGCGGGGCACTTCTCGGGGCATGAGTGTGGAGATTCTTAACGAAGCCTCTTGGGAGGAGTGGCCTTTGCGATATAGCTCAATAGGGTTTCCAGATCCATTGGGTGGAATAGCCGGTAACCATTGGCTAGATTCCGGTGCATTGGAATCTTGCCATCGGCAGCCCAGGTTCGAACCGTTCCTTGGGACACTCCCAGGATTTCGGCCGCTTCTGCAACTTTCACGTATTCGCTAAGTTTGGGTACAATCCACCCCCTGATCGATTGGAATTCGACGTGGGGGATAAGTTTATCAAACACTACTGCGAAATGACAGCATTGCATTTGCCGTAAATCCATGGGATCCGTACATTTACCGTCCGATTTCCGGACGCAAGTGGGGGAAATCGGTGCAGGCCATTTCGCCAGTTTCGAGCAAGCGAGTGACACCTCTGGTCACTCGCTTGCATTTTTTGAGAAATGCTGGCTGGTGCGCTTCGCCGCAGATGGCGGCATGAGAAAAGCTGATGCGATGAATCGCCAGCTTATTTGAGGATCCGATGCGCCACAAACATTCCCACCTCATGCGGCAGATTCGGGTCGATGTTGTACGCATGGGTTTGCCTTAGGCAGTTTCCCAACAAAACATTGTCTTTGCGACTATGCCATTCGCCACGGATCCAGCCGATGCGGTCCAAAATTCCTAGCGAGGTGAATTCCGAAACGATCAGGTACTCGGCTCCCTCGCAGTCGAGCTTGAGCAAGTCCACCGCGTCGATCCCCACGTCGGCAAGCATCTGCCACAGATCGGAGGGAGTGATCGCATCGACCTGAATGCCAAAATCGCTGTGCCGCGGTTGGAGCGATTCCCAGACTCCGGGAACGTACTCGCTCACTCGGCTGTGGGATACCGGCGACGATAGCATGCATCGACCGCTCTGCTTGGTAATTGCCGCGTTGATGAGCGTGAGTTTGTCTTTTGGAACGTGGGCAGTGTTTCGCATCAAGAGCTCAAAGCTCTCAGGATGGGGCTCGACTGCCACGATCCTGGCATCTGGCCAGTAGTGATGGCACATCACAGTGAAACTACCCACATGGGCACCGATGTCCAGGATGGTTCGGACCTTGTGATCTCGCAGCACATTGATCTGGTACTCATCTTGGAACACCGAATTGGCAAACTGTGCACTGGCCGGCTCGATGAAGAAATCACGCCCATAGACTTGGTAGCATGCAGGAAACGACATAAATATTGCCTTATAGGTTAGAAATCGATGAACTGAAGTTCGATGGGCATTTGCTCGTATTCGAGCCATTGGCCTGTCCATGTCTGCTGGTCGCGCTGGCGAAGATGGCAAGTCGGCCTATCGAGTCGCGATAGGGTAAGGACAACATCTTCACCGATCTGATTGATGTGCCAACATCGCTCACACTCGGCAGCACCTTCGCCAATCATCCGGTCGGCAGCAAATCGCAAGAGTCGCTCGTCGTATCCAATCCGTTTGTAGATCGCTTTTTTTCCCTGGATCGAATCGATGACCGATTGTTCACTGGCAGTCGGCTGCTCATTTCGCCAGAGGACCCCGCTCCACTTGGAAGCTAGCTGCTGCACTAGATCGAAACAAAGTTGTTCGTTGGCCAGCGAGTCCACGAACCGATTGCCTCCGAAACGCCACTTGTCTTGGCAGCGATGTTGGAAAACGATCTGACCTCGGAAGTCGAACTGCACGATCGTGTGGACATTCCATCCAGGGCCGGCGCTGGGCATCGCGTAATCAGAGCCCAAGCGTCGCCAGCCCAGGTGAAAGCACTCTTTGTCACCATAAACGTGCTGGAACGTGAAATCGGAATGCTCGGCGTAGAACAACGACAATCGCAGCTCACGATCGCAGCGGCGTTTGTCGATGAGATACTGTCCAGATTCGAAGGCTCGTTCGTGTTCGGCGACTTCGGGCTCGGCCATGTCCATCATTCCGAAGACTTTCCATACCCCAGGTTTCAACGTCCAGCACGCGTAGTCGGGCCAGAAAATCGCTCCGTGGCGTTTGTACTCTTCACAGTCGAACAGATACGTTGGATCGCACACGACCCCATTGTCGGCGTCTAGGAAAAGAACCTGGGCAAACGGCGAGTGGAGCGTCGCGTAGAGTTTGAGTTCCCAGCCACATAGGATTCGGCATGGGTGCTGTTTCTCGATCTCTCTGGCATCTATGCACTCGACACCTAGCGGTTCGAGCAATCGTTTCATGTAAGGATCCATCTCGGTGTCACCCAAATACCAAAGCTGGATCGGTAGCGTGCAGCCAAAATGCCGAAGTAGATTCACGTTGACCCAAACGCTCGGGAAATACTTGAGTCCTCCCCCGGCGATGACGATGCCGCGTTCCTGGGCATAGGTCACTCGGCTAGGCATGAGGTTATCGACATACTGGTCGACCAATCGCCGGTGAGCATCGATCGTGTTGTCCCAGGTACCCCAGGCGTTGGGCCAAGGTCCTGGTGGACACTGAGCGATTAGTTCTATCATCGCTTCAGGTGTTATATCAGAAGTGGCAAGATTGCAATTAGCCATTGGGTTTCTCCTTGGATTCGGCGATGTACGATGCGCGAAGGATGTACAGTCCGATGATGGTCAGAACAAACGGAATAAATCGAATCATTGGCACATGGAGGATCCAATGCTTGAGTATTTCAGCAGATAGCTCGTCGCCATCACGGCTGCACAACCGAGGTCCCAGCTCATTCATGCGCCTCTTGGTGGAATGACACCCACAGGTAAAGCCAGTTGGAATGATCCAAGCTAGGCAAAACCAACCGAGGAACTTGCGCGTCTTTGCGATGAGGGTTTCCAGTTCGGTCCCTACGCCTTGCGTGGGAGGCTTGACGCACTCGAATAGATCTTGAGGGATAGGCATCTGCAAGATGGAGAGATACTCGATCGCCTTCGAGCAGGTAACTGAATTCTTGGTGCGTGGCCGAGTCTGCTGCACGCATGCTGCGCACGCATCGCTTGCGATGGGCACTGGTGCCTTGGCAAGATCGCTTGAAATCTTGCAGTATCCATATTCGTTGTACTGACAATCGGTCGGATCGTTCATCATGAAAATATCTCCTGACAACCGGTGTATCTGACTTCTCCGATAAATGTTCCTGGCGTGCCTGGTGCCAACCCCGCACAAAAGCAAGTCGCTTCGAATGGTCCGTTTTGCTCTCTGCATGGATCCGGCACACTCACAGTATTCCAGCCAAGACCGTTCCAGACGTAGTAACAAGGACAGCAGCAATTGCCGCTCGAGCCCGAACCGCTTGATCCCAACCCACTGGATCCCGATGATTGACCGGAACTTCCCGAGCTACCGGAACTGCCTGAGCCCGATCCGCTTGAACCAGAACCGCTGGTGCTAGCTCCACTACCGGAGACTCCAGATGGTTTGATGCCTGAGCCGGAACCAGAAACCGATCCGGATACACCAGAGCTTTGACCCGAGGAGCCAGAACCTGATGGCTTACTGCCGCTTTGGGATCCGGACTGAGAACCCGAACCGCTAGAGCCAGAAGGTTTCGATCCGGATGATCCGGAGGAACCGCTTGATCCACCGGATCCGCTCGAGCCACTGGATCCAGAGCTTCCGCTTGTACCCGATGATCCGGAAGTTCCAGATGACCCACTTGAACCCGAGCTTCCAGAGCCGCTCGATCCGGATGAGCCCGAGGAGCCGCTTGAGCCCGAGCTACCCGATGAACCTGACGAACCGCTTGAACCGGAACTCCCAGATGAACCCGAAGGTTTGGAACCTGATCCGCTGGATCCCGATGATCCAATGCCACTTGATTGGCCCGATGTTCCACTGGATCCTGACGAGCCCGACGATCCTGATGATCCCGATGATCCAGAGCTGCCGGAGGATCCGCTTGAACCCGAGGAACCTGATGATCCCGAGCTACCACTCGATCCCGAGCTACCCGATGAGCCGCTCGAACCAGATGATCCACTGCTACCTGATGAACCACTGGATCCAGAGTATCCGCTGGTCCCTGAGCTCCCGCTTGAGCCGGAGGATCCGGAGCTTCCGCTGGATCCAGGTTTTCCTGATCCAGATGATCCACTGCTTCCGCTCGATCCCTTGGTGCCACTTGAACCCGAAGAACCTGACGAGCCACTTGAGCTCGCCGATCCAGAGGAGCCTGATGAGCCCGACGAACCGCTACTGCCGGATGATCCGCTTGAGGATACCTCACAACAGACGATTGCATAAATCGGCAGCACGTTAAACCCCACATAGTGCATAAGGTAACGGCCCATCTGAGGGAATTCACAACTAGAAACTGCATACAATGGCTCTCCGTTAATCATGCCAATGAAAAATCCAAGTTGACGCTTGGGACCTTGCCCGGAGCGCTTTTCGGTGCACATGGCTGCGTAGAGTGGCAACGACTCCTGGGTGCCGGCGATGAAGGTTGCGATGTATCGTCGTGGGTAGAGTGTCATTTGTTGGCATCCACCACTTTGCAATCAAATGCCGTGTTCCAAGCTTTTGTCGTTACATCAAACTTCTGAACCACTCCGGGGTAGTAGCCATTGCCGTCAGGAATGTTGCTTGTGATAAAAACGATCTCTTCGTAATTGGCATCATCAAAGCGAATGACCGCCCATCGAACTTCCCCTGAGGGTTCGATCCAAAGCACCGAGGCTGGCCCATGCGGAACGCTTCGCAAATAGCCGGTTTGACCAGAGAGTGTTTCTGCGCAGTTGTAAGCAGTCAGCCCCACAGCAACTCTTGCGATTACGCATCCTGCGACCGCTGCGGTGCCGATGGTGTTGTTTTTGAGTGGTTCAAGCAGAACTCCAAAGCGGGATCCAGAAGTTGACCCAGGAACTAGCCCTTGAAAGCTGGTTTGTCGTTTAAACTCCCTGAGGTTCGCAGCGGGTGTGATGATCGGAGTCCCGAGTGCAACGATCGCGAATCGATCTAAGTCGATACCCGTTTGGTTTCGCACCTTGGCCAGATTGTTTTGTCTGGAAGTTCCTTCGACCTGAGTCAGCAAGTCATGCTGCTGGTTCTTTTGTGCTTGGGACAGATCCACCAAAGCATTCCACGCCTCTGCTGGAATCTTCAAAGGATCTCCCGGCATCACCTTATGGAACTTGTCTCCCATCGATTAGACTCCGATCCCAAGGTTACTGAAGTCTCCGTAGGAATAGACTTGCTCGACATATGCGGAGACAGGTCGTTTGATTAGCGCCTTAGCCGTGGGATCCTCGTCATCAATGAAGCGAACCCAAAGGTACTGCCAGCCCTCTTTGGATATTCCAGTGATACTTCCCAGTGATAATCCCACGACGTTGGGACTGGCAGCGAATCGAAACGTGATCTCCCAATCGTCCAGACCACGCTTCGATCCACTTGCTCCGAGGAACAGGACTTCTCCTTTGGCAAACCCTTTGAATCCTGAGCCGTTGACTTTGCCCGTGAGGTTGAACAATGCGAGCTTGTATGAACCAGTGACAAGAGCTTTTTCAATGTAGTGGGTCTCGGTGAAATTGAACACCGGGACCGTGATGTCGGTACCTTCGACCCTATCATCGGTTACCCCAATCGCGCCCATGAAATCTGGCGCGGTGAATCCAGTGGCAGCATACTTACCCACATTGGCGATGCTTTGGGTAACGTGCTGGGTGCCGCCTCCGGTGTCAAACGAATACTGCGACTCGCTTTTCCATTTGACATAATGAGCGGTCCCTTCCCAAACGCCGTTGCCCAAGTGGACGATGTGGTAGTCATCCAAGAACAAGTCACCGACTTTATCGGGTACCGCCGATGCCATGAGGTTCTTGGCGACAGAGTACTGCTCGGTGTTCATGATCATGTAGACCAGATCATGGGTCGGACTGTCTTTGCTTTCGGTCGCTTCTTTGGAATCGAAGCGTTCGATTATTACTGGTTCGACCATTTGGGTTTCTCCTATCCAAAGACCAAGCCACCGCGGTCGGCTTGCTGAACAAGTTTCTTGGTGTTGGTCGCGACCTCTTCGGTAGCCCGAGCAGTGCGCTCGCCCAGCGAATCGGATCCGAGGTTCATGGCAGCAATAGGGTTGAATGTCCCCACGACATCCGTTTTTTTCTTGGTCTCGGCGAGCGTTTGATCCATGCTGCCGATGTCAGGTAAGCCAAGCCCAGACAAAGAGAATTTGCTCGGTGAACCAGGGGAGGTTTCGGCACGTTTCTGTGCTGCCTCACCCAAAGCGGCTTTCCATTCCCCCTTGGCCTTCTCAAGCTCGGCAGCAGAGTCGGCTAAAGCTTTCTGATTCGCAGCAGCCAGCGCAGATTGTTCTTGGGCTTGCATATCCGAGAGTGCCGACTGCGCACCTTGTCGATCTTGCTCGATTTGGTTGCGAGCTTTCTGTCGTTGCTTTTCGCGATCGAGGATCGTTTGATTTTGGGAGTTGTTGATCAGCTCATCTTGCTTTGCAATCTCATCGTTAATTTTGGCAATCTGAGCCTCGGCGTTGGTATCCCCAAAGAGACCTTGAATACGGGACCACACCTGTTGAAAGAATCCACTAAATCGGTTCCAGCCTTTTTGAAGAAGGCTAATAAGAACCGTCCAGCTATCGGCGATGAAGTGCGTGGTTTCCAGCCATCCGGTTTGCAGACCAGCCCACGCGTCGGTCATTAGACCAGCGACGCTGTAGACCGCGCTTTGGAAGATACCGATGAAGAACCCTTTGAAGTCCAGCCATTTGGATTGCAGGAACGCAACCCCTCGCTGCCATTCCATTCTCAGCGTGAGCCAAAGGATCTTGCCTGCCAGCGCGATGTCACCGGCTGCGAGAGCATCACCGATCCCTTTCCATGCTGCCAATGCGGTGTCTTTGAGTTCGTTGAATCGTTCCCCGAGCCACTGCATTGCCTGCGTACCAGCACCGCTGGTATAGACGAGGTAGCCGACCAAGGCTGCAAGGCCTGCGATGGTAAGACCAATTGGAGAAAGCAGTGCTGCGATCGCGGTTCCCAGGAGCGCGATTCCTTGTCCAATACCTACGAGTACCGTGGCTGCTGCACTAAAGACTGTGCCGAGTCCGGTGGCAGCTGCACCCAGTGCGACAATCGCTGCTCCACCGGCTGCGATTGCCATGCCGACTTTGAAGACATTGACGATCAGGTTTTTGTTATTTTTGATCCAATTGCTGGTAGCTACCACGATCCGAACGGTCGAATCAATCATGGCCGAGAGGACCGGCTCCAATGCCGATCCGATGGTAAACACAGTCTTCTTGAGAACCTTCCATAGAACATCGATGCGATCTCCGAACGCTTCGGCCGCTTGGGCATCTTCGGTTGCCATAGTCAGCCCCAGATCGCGGGCTTGTTGCTGAAGCTCTTCGATTCCTTGTGCACCGCTCGATAACATGGGTAGCAACTGTGTGCCTGATTTTCCAAAGATCGCCATCGCGGTTGCTGTCTTTAATGTCGGATCGGTGATCTGCGACATCCGATCGGCGATCGCCTTGAATTGCTCGTCGGGCGATAGTTTCGAAAGGTGCGCTACACTGAGTCCCAGCGACGCGAGGGTTTCTTGGGCAGACTGCGAACCGGATGCTGCTTCGAAGAGCATCTTTTGCATCTTTTTGAGGGAGCCTTCGAGAATCCCCAAGTCAGCACCGGACTGTTCGGCAGCAAACCCCAGTTCCGACAAGGCTTCCACCGAAACGCCGGTGCGCTGGCTCATGTCGACCATATCGCTCCCCATGTCCGCAAACACCTTGGCAGCACCGGCCAATGGGGTAACGATCCCCGCACCGAGCATGGCCATCTTGGTCCCGATCCCTTGGAGACCCTTGCCAAACGCATCAAGCCGCTTGGCGGCATCATTGAGCCCCTTCACCAGACGCGAGTCTTTGGTGTAGAGCTCGATGTAGGCTGCACCGGCTTTGATGCTCGAACTAGATGCCATGACTATTGCAACTCACTTTGGCGATCGATGAAGACGTGTTTCAGGGCCTGGATCCCAACCATCGTGCGACGTTGGATTCGTTTCTTTGCGTGCGGATTGAAATCCGATGGGTGGTAGACTTTCGCGCGTTTGGTATCGCGATGGATGTTGGCAAGCATCGCCAGAACGCTGGAGGTGTGATTCCAGAGGATCTGGCTGCGCGCCTCTCCCATCGCGATTAGCTCTCGGAGGCTAAATGGTCCTGGGTCGATCCCGAGGACTCCGGCGAGGTGCCAGACGAGCTTATCCACTTCTGCGCTTCGGCTTGCGTGTCGATCGACTCGATCACCTTCTCCGCATGGGCTACAACTTTGTCCCTGACCGCTTTGCCCGCCTGGATCACCTTGCGAAGGCTCGCTCTGGCGCGGGCATCGGGGAAAAAATCGATCAGTTCCTCGACGAACGCATCGGCTGCTTGGGTGATCGCATCACCCGATAGAGCCCGTCCGAAATCCTCGTCGGTGATCGATTGTTTGTCTGCTTGATCTTTGCACAAGCAATACAGCACATCGGCAAGCGTGACCGGATCGGATACGAGTTTTGAGAGCGACTTGAATCCGTCGTCGACCAGCGAATACAGGTCGATCCCAAGCAGACCACGGATCCGTTTGACTGCCGACACGTTGATCGCGACTTCCCAAGTTCGTCGGGAGTTATCCACAAAGCTGTGCATTTTCGAAACTCCAAGGTGCAAGAGGTCTTCAATGAATTAGGCAACGGTCATCCAAGTAGGTGGATTGGCTGAATAGGTTGGCTTTGCGGTAACCGAAACAGTGATCGCTTCCTCGAGGGCTTCATTGCGAGAGAAGCTTGCGATGCGGAAGCTGGCCCTGAGTCCTTGCGACCCGCTGCTCCCGGTACCGGTGATGGGACCATCCATGACGGCGATCTCGATGGTCGTATTGTTCAAAAATGCATCGCGGATCGCGGTAAAGTCCGTGTCTGCTGCATCCCAGACCATCTCGAATTCAAGCGAGGCGTCTTTAAGAGTACTTACCGTTGCTCGCCAACCGTTATTGGCGCGGGTGGAAACATCAGCCTCACCGGTTTCCAGATTCAAAGTGAGATCCTTAACGTTGCCGATGATGTCCCAGGTGGGTGCCGCATAAGTCCCCGTGTTGCGATAGAGCTTTGCATCGAGTCCAAGCTTGGCTGGCATATTTTGTTACTCCTTAACGAACGCTGTTGGCCCACATCGGGGGTAATCGATCTTTGACTTTCTCGAGTGCTGGTCCCATGAAGGGTCGCTTGGGGTATCGTTCCTTGCGGAACCTGCCCCCGAACTCATGCGCTTTGCCGGCAGTGCCGACCACCGAGATGTCTGGACCAATGGTTGCGACCCCCCGCTGCTTGTCGATCGCATAGACGATCGCTCTCTTAAGCTGACCTTTACGGGTGTTCGGAGGTGTCCCTGGCATCGAGGCAGTCTGCCGACGTTTGATCGAGCGACGAGCCACCAAGCGAATCGAAGCCGCCGCATGGCCTAGGCTCTTGAAGTTGCCTTGCTGAGCCTTGCTCTTCACCTTGTCGAATGACTTTTTAGTGGTGACTTTCACGTCGATCATGCTTACCTCACCAGTCGATAGGTAAGAGTTAGGACGCTAGTAAACTGCATCATCGTTTCTAGATGGTCCTGCGCGTAAATCGGAGTATTTTCGACGTTTATAAATCGAGCTCCTGGATAACTTGCTAGCGGATGTGCACGAAAGTAATCTCCGATTTCTTCAACCAAGAGCATCAGAGCGTCGATCGTTGAAATCTGGTTTTTGGTTTTCTTTTGGATGCCGACATCGATCTGGTAATCAAAGTTGTCACGCGAACGATCTAGCGAAGAGCTTGTAAGCCCTTTGGGAACCACCGTCACCTTCAAATCCGACATGGTCTTTAGGTCGTAGATGGGCAAATACTGCCGCTGCGCAGTAAATGGCTGACTAAACGCATTGCCGTTTAGCTCTGCCGTGATTGCATCTGCGATGGCGACAATGTTTGCGGGCATCATGCGATTCCAGTTTCCTTGGTGTGGATTCGATACAGGCTGCGATGAGGGTCCGACCATCGCCAGGCAGGTTCTCCCCCTGGGGCGTTGACTTCATAGCTGTAGACTTTGGTGCCAACGGTCTCGAGGATCGTGTCACCACGCTCAGGGGTGATGAGTGATCCAGCTAAAACCAAATCGGCTGGGTTGATGAGGAAATCACGGTCCGTCCATTGCATCCGAACTCCACCGTAACCGTCATCGAGTTTCATCAGCGTCCGACCTATCGTGGCCAGGACGCTCACTTGATTTGAACCTCGCACATAAACCACGGTGCTTGATGCATGCGATTTGAGCTTGCTTGCAAGCCATGCTTGGCCCATGCGAAGTAGGTCTGGCATCGCTTCACCTAGGACTTAATGGTGGGCGGCTGATTGGTAGGTGGCTGATTGTTTTGTTCCAAAAGCTTCAGCAGGTTTTGGTACTGCTCCATGAGCTTTTTGAACTGCTCGTCATCGAGAACCGCATTGCCACGTTGCTTTCTGGCGTTGCGGATCGCCTGGAGCACAAGCGGAATTCCGTATTGCAACCCAAGCAAAATGGCGATGCTCGAACCTGCCGAAGTGGCGATCAGCCCCCCCGGAGTCCACTGTGGGCCGATCCGCAATCGATCGGTGATGATCCCTGAGTCTTCGGGTTCACGGGGTGATGGCCTGAGTCTTGGACGATCCACAATCGAATCGATCAAGTCTTCTTGGGTGTCGGATTTGGCCAGAAAGCCTAGCGGTACCTGCATCGGTTCTCCGTAGATCGTCGATGGAACCTGGACGATCTCCTGGTTATCTTCGATCTGGCAACTCACCTCGCGAGCACCCGCTGGGAGTCCCTCGAGTGTCGCTGGAAGTTTTCCTCGCATCGCGCTAAGTAGGAACGGTGTCGATTGGCCCAGGCCTTCGCCACCACCGGCCCATGTAAGGAGTCCAACCACTCGGGGGCCATCGTCACTGTAATCGACGATGCTCGAACCGCTTCGGCCACCTATCGCTTCGGGTTTCCAGGAAAGAAGCTGGCCTTCTTTGCGGTTTAGCCGCAGCACCTGCAGACTAGGCCACTCGCATCTTGGACAGCCGAAGGTAGTGATTAGCGAGTCGGTGTTAGGGTAGCGATCAGCGATGGGGATTGGATCGACGTCTTTTGCAAACGCGAGATTGCACTTGAGTAGTGCAAAATCCACGCTGGTCCCTTTACCGTATCCCGACGCAATGATCGCTGCTGTACTCCGCTCCGAAACACCGTTGGCATTCCAGCGCTCGACGTTAACTATCCTGCCACGCGTTGTACCGGCCACATGGGCGTTGGTAAGTACGATCGCATTGCCCTCGGAAGTTCGACCAACGATGGTGCCACTTCCACAGACATTGCTTACCGTCACTCGAACGGTTGCTCGGATGACCTGATCAAACCGATCCGTTGATGCCGCCAGAGCTCTGGATCGTGCCTGATTCCTTACAATCGCGAACTCTTCGGTGAATGGATCCAGAACGATCGATCCGGTTCCTGAATACTGCACAGCTGGGCATTTCCCATCAGGGCATACCCTGTCTTGGCCATGAAGCACCGATGCAAAACACAAAAGCATGCAAATCATGCTTGCTAAAGAATACGTTTTCATAACGGCTCCTTGGAATGTACTCGTAAGCAAAACAGAAAAAAGCAACGCAGCGACCGCTAGGTCACTGACTGATCCGCATCCGAACGGTCGTATCTGCAGATGCTGCAGCCCTAACCACCTTGCCGATCGATTTGTTACCCGTCGCCGTGGCAGTCACGACGTTGTTGGTATCGTCCCAATACAAGATGGTGCCGACGGTAAACGCCACACCAGTGTTTTTGTTGAAATCAAAAACACCGTCGACTGCCAGCGAACCGAGTTCACCAGCAGCCAGTGGGCGCACCGTCACACCGACAAGATCACCCTGGACGACCACTTCCCCGGATTGCAGAGCAGATACCGGAGTGTGGTCGATGTACTTACCATCCTGAATAAAGGTTGCCTGAGGCATGGACTGTTTCTCCTGATTGACTTAGTTGGACGAATAAACAGATGAGTAAAGTGCCGACTACACTTCACCCTTGCTCTTGATTGCAGCTCTTGGGTCTTGCAAAGCCACACCGAAGTCGTGGTAGCCACGCATCTGTACCCCAAGAACATTGAAATCAGCCGTAGCGGTTTCAATCGTTGGGGCTTCTTGGCCGTTGAGGAAAGCAACTTCGATCAGCGGAAGATCGTTGGGATCCGACAGCAAGTACCAAGCTTTGGTCGAGTTGC